TTGACTAGGTGTGATCTAGAAATTGCCATTGTCTAACTCCTTATTGACCTGCAACACCAGCACTACCGTACAAGTGTTCATTTATTTTAACAACGACTTGGCAGAAATTACCTAAAGCGTTTCCTGGAGTATCGTAGATACCAACCAACTTTAAGTTTAATGCTGCGGTTGTCGCAATCGTTGAAGAATCAAGTTCCATAGCTGAAACTCCGGTAGTTGTATTTCCTGTGCCAACTACAACGTCAGCGTTTTTACCAAAGTCAGCCTGTACGATGTCTTCATCAGATTGAATAATAAACAACTGATTTGGATCATCAAGAACATCAGCAGTAATCTTACCTTGAGTGATGTTTACAGAACCTGGATAGTAGTTTTTAAAAGTAGGTTTTCCTGTTGTAGGATCGGTATAAAATACTCCATTAAAAACACCAACAGCCGCAGTATGCGATGCTGGGTCAAATTGAAGAATATAGCCGTCTTTTAAGGTAACAAGATCACCCTGAAAACTAGCCCCTGCTTGGTTATCCGCTATCTCGTAACCAAACTGTTTCTGAGCACCAGTTGCAGAAAGATTACCAAGAGCACGGAGTCCAAAGGCTTTATCGACATTTGCCATTTTTTATCCTTTGTAATAAAAATTCATCAGCTATTTGAGCTTCCGAATGTTACTTTTGACTGACGATTTGGTGATTGAATTTTCATTGATGAATGAGCATTCGATTTCAATAAATCATTGTCAGCCGCTTGAGTTTGGTCTAATGCCCTACGCTGATAATAGTCATTTCTTTCCTTTACAGTTTCTTCTGGAACTCTAGCTAAAAGCATACCGCGAACACAAATTATACCTGCGTACTTACCATCTTCGACAGTAGGTACAGGAAAGTCAGGATACTCATCAGATCGAACTAGTTCATAGCCCTCTCTAATTTTACCTGCAACATTAGTGCGGTCTTCCATTCCAGCAGATTCTGCCCGAATCCAACGATGTTTATATCCAGGAGGAGCAGGAGGTGCATCTAAGCGAGAAGGAGGAGTCCATGGCTTACGCTGCGTAGTTTTCTCACGGGTTTCTTCCCCACGAGCCTTACGATTTAATTTTGGTATATTTACTTCACTCATTCCATCTCCTTATTTAACATATTTGGCATATTCCTCTAAAGGAACACCCAACTTTTTGGCAATCGCAACTTGACTAGGTGTCAGCCTAATAGTGCGTGAGCGTGCGGAATTTACACCAGAAGATCTGGTAGCAGGTGCAACCGATTGCACGGGGCGGTTGCCGCTGTCTTTAGATGATTGACTAAATTTCTGAGGAAAAGTGTCTTTCATCCGTTTATTTAACTCATCATAATACTCATCGCTCTTTGGGTCAAATCCCTCCATCTGAACAAGCTGTCTGTGTAAACCCATGGCAGCGTGAGTCATCATCATGTCTTTTCCAAACCACTCATTTTTTTCAGCCCATTCCTCCGCTTTAGGATCAAAATTAGACTGTTGAGGTTGTTGAACTTGTTGAGGTTGTTGAACCTGCCTGGGTTGTTGAGCAACTTCTTTTCTTCTTTGAATATCCCTCTGGATTTCTTTTTGTTCAAACAAAATACCTGCAAGTTTCTCCTGAGCCTCAGTTTCAGTATCAATATCACCTTCTTCTCTGGCCTTTTTAATCACTTGTTTAAGTGCTGCGACCTGAGTTTCTGTTCTATCTTTTGCCTCATTTATTCTTAATTCATCAGCAGAAGCAAATTTCTTTTTTAAAACTTCCTGCTCTGCCTGAACTTTTTGAGCATATTGTATAGCTTCGTCCCTTTGACGTTCTGCTGCACGATAACGAGCAGTTATCTTATTAATTCTTTTTTGAACATTGTCGCTATAATCATCCAGCTCATCTTTTTTTTGTTCATCTTTTGATTCTTCCTTTGCCTCTACTTCCACTTCAGGCTTTGGTTCCTCTTGTACCTTAGCCTCTTTACCATCTTCACTCATTTCAATGTCGACAGCTTTTTCATCTTCACCTACTTTAAATTCTTGTTCACTCACTTTTAGCTCCCTTACATATGTAAAATATCGTCAGGTGAATTTAGAACCCCTAAAATTTCATCATCATTCAAGATTCTTATTTCACCACCATCAATATTTATTCTTGAACCAGCATATCGTCCAAAAATAACCCAATCTTTTTCTTTGCACCAAGGACCTGTAGGAAATTTAGATTCATCCTTATACGCAAGACTACCCACTTTTAAAACATAGCCACATACAGTAGCTAACTGGGTTTTTTGTCTTGTCTCCTCAGCTAAAACAATTCCGCCTTTTGATTTTTCAACTCCCCTATAGGGAAGTAAAACAATTCTCCAACCAGTTGGGTTTGGTATTCTGTCAAAAACAGAACTAGACATTTTATCTGGATCAAACTCTCCATCATCGTTAAACGAGTCTTCTAAGACCGGTTTTGATGGCGGCTCTTCTTGCCACTTTTTTTCAAGAGCAGTTGGTTCATTACTCATAAATCCTCCGAATATTTTTTAAGATTTGATTTAATGATTTCCTCAGAAAGTTTCAAACCCTCAAGCCTACCCATGAGATAACGATACCGCTCCATATCAGCGATTGTGCCGTTAAGAACTAAACTGTTTGTATCTTGAATCGTACCCTGTATCTCTTTCAATATTTTTTCTATAACTTCTAGCATGGTAAAACTCCATGAAAATAGCAGACTTATCTTGTCTGAGAACTTGCCTTATCTATCTGCTGTATCCGCTCTCTTGCAATGTCAGCTTTTACAGCAGCGATTTCTTCTTGAGATTGTATCCTATCTTGACTGTTTTGTGCAGTCTGTCTAATTTTTTCAGCATCAAGTTTTAATTTTTCCATAGCAACCTGATTATCCATCTGGTTGTCTTGTGCTTTCATCTCAAGTTCTTTTTCTTTTAGCTGTACAACTGGGTCTGGACCTTGACCAGACATTTGTGCTTGAAGTTGCTTAGTCTCTTGCAAGAACTCCGCAATTTTTAACGCAACCATTCCCTCTTTTTGAATAGCAGAAACCATGTTGTCTGGATCTTCTCCATACTGTTTGTATAAGTCAGCTTCAACTTCTTCTTCCGCTTTTAAACGAATGTGTTCATATATATGTTGTTGAAGCATTTGAGCAGCGATTGGGTTTGCTTGAATTATAGGAGACATACCCATAATTAAATGTGCTGCTATATGTGCATCATGTTGTTGACCAGCAAAAGCTTTTAACTGAATTTGGTTCAATAAACTTGCATTTTCCGTAGCAGGATCTCTTGGCATTTGGTTAGATTGTGGTATCAAAATACCATTTATATCTCTTACATTTAAGGCCGTATATACCCTGTAGTAGGCTTCATACAAGTTGTGCATTTGAGGAGCACTCTGTGCCATTTGTAACTGAGTCTGTGCCAAAGTAATTCTTTGAGCAGAAGAAAAAATGTTTGGATCAGCAACAGGTAAAACATCTACCCTACTATCAAAATCTTTTCTTTTTATAGAACGATCAGCACCAGGAACAGAATAAGGATAGCTGTCCGGTAAATACTTACCAAACCCACTCGCTAACATCTTAAATTCTACGCTTTGGGCATAGTGTAAACGCTTGTGTATAGCCGACATAACCATAGAACCACGCTCTAAAAGAGCCATAGTTGTTCCAACGGCAGCCATTTGGTTTCCATCGCCTACCTGCATATCCGCAGTATTTGCAAGACGCTTACCTGCATCAATTAAAAAGCCTAAAAGTCCAAAAAGTGTTTGAGAAGGCTCTTTATATGGCAAAGGCATCAAAGATGCGTTTAATTCTGCACCTCCAGCGTCAATATCTCTAAATTCACCTGGTTGTATTGGGTTATCATCGTCTGCAATCCGTGCTCCACGGGCTTTAAACCCCGCTGGAAGGTTAGAAAGTGTTCCAGCATCCAATAATTGACGCAATGCAGCAGTTGCACTCTTAGAAAGCCCCCCTATTAAGTGTACAAAGCCTAATCCGTAAGCTCCAAGTCCCTCAATAAGGACATAATGCACAAAATATTCCAATCTTTTCTTTAATTTGTCGTTTTCTGCGTAATTTCTGCGGATTCCAACTATTTTTTGACTAGATTCTTCCAAAGTAACCACATATGGAAGCTTGATCCCTGTTATTTCACCCTTTTCATCCTTGTCTTCATGCCCCAAGATGTCTAAATCAACATGAAACTCTAATAAAAAGATTTCTTCAGCCTCTCCTGTTGGATTAAGGCCCACGGTTCGGTCTATAGAAGACTGTATATCACTATAATTAGGGTCATATTCTTCTTCTTGAACCGAAAAATCCGCATATTCCCCTGCTACAACACGTTTTTTGAACTCATTTGCATTCATAGCAATGCGATGAATGATTCTGTTGCATTGCGACATAACACTTGAGCCTGTATAAGGTATATATAAGTCATCAGGAAGGACTAATTTACTTACCATCCGATCTAATTGCTCATCAAAGTACACTTTTTTGAAAACAGATCCGCCATAACCTAAGTAAAATAAAGCTTGGTCCATCTCTGGAGTGTATTCTTCCATAACAGAGGTGAGCTGGTAGTTCATAAAATCTTGAACACGTGTTGCTTGTTGAGCTTTGTCCACAGTTTCTTTACCAAGAATTTGTGTTCTTACTGGACCACCTGCTGGCATTAGCTCTTTAAAAGCCTGAGACTGAAACTGAATCACCGATTCTGTCAGCATGGGATGAACCGCACTAGCAGAACCACGAAATGGTTTTGTGCGTTCCTCCATTTTTAAACCCAATAACTCTAAACCCTTAGAATACGTTTGTTCCCAATCTTGTCTTGAGGATTTATCTGCATCAAACATAGCCATGAGATCACTAGATATCGTAGACAACTCATCTTGATCAATAACATCTGCAAGATTGGCATGGAAATCTACATCATCTTCTTTGTCCCCGATTTCAACTACCGCTCCGCCTTCTCCATCAAGAACGATTTCAATATCGGGCGTAGATAACTCTTCTGTTTCTACAGTAATCTCTACATCTGGTGCTGGGTTTACAGCTTTATCTATAGCCATTTTTAATCCTTGTCAAAGCCCAAGTCCCTTACTTGTCTAGGACTTAATTGTTGAATTATAAAATTATCTACTTGTTTTTGAAAGTCCTCATCGGAAACTCTTGTCGATGGAAAAAGTTTTTTTGGAGAACGATCTAAATCATCTAAAGGAAATTTATTCAATCTTTGTTCCATTGACAAGTTTTTTCTTTTCTCAACAAGTCTAGCCTCTGCTTCCCCTGAAGAGCGTTTGTAAACTTCTTCATCCGTTTTTGTTCTTAAGTAGCTTTGAAAATTAGCATACAAATCATCTAAAACTT